TCGCAGCATCATGACGAATCACAATATCTGTGGATTTATCGGTCTTACTTATCTCCACAACTAATGATCTTGCATCTTCTGCTTTACCACCAATGCCTGCAAATATATATGGCAGTTCACCACCACCCTCAAAGTTAACTTTAACAACTTCAACCTCTCCTGTTTGCTTCTTTAAAGAAAGTGGAAGAAGATCTGCAGAATCAATCATACCTGAGATCATTCCATTAAGTTCTTCAAATGTTATTTTTGGCTGTTTTGAAACTGCCACAGCCAACTTTTTTTTTGCTACTGGGGTTGCAAAGTAAATATCTGCTGGACTCCACTTATTAATATTACCAAATGCTTTTGATGGACCTTCGACTTCTTTTAAGATTTTATTTGCTCGTGAAAATAGAGTTTGGATATTACCCATAACTTCATCATCACCACGAACATAAATGATATTACTCCAGTTGACATTTTTAATTCTATTGAATTTTTGATTGATATTACCAACTTCTACTAAAACCTGTTTTGCAATATGCATAGAGGAATGAAACCAAGTTTTATCAGAAATTAAAAACTTTTCAATGTCTGCTAAAGAAACTCCAGGCGTATTCACATTAGTTTTATATGCTTCTTTTATAACTTGCGTTATATTTTTTTGTCCAGGAGGATTATATTTGGCAGTGAAATCTTCATAAGTCTTATAAACTTTTTTATCAAAAACTTTTGTTGATTCTCTATGTCCCAAATAATCTGCTAATGCACAGAATAACGCTTGGGCTGCTTCTTGGAGTGCCGTTTTATCTGCCATTTTTATAAACCTTCTTTAAAAACTTTTTCCAAACTTTAGGATCTTGATCCCGAAAGTTTTTGCGATACATAAAGATGGCTTCAGAATTTCTCCAGCCAATCGTATGCGCTTTTCGTAATTTATTTAGCGCAACATTATCGAACTTTGTTTCGAATGCATAAGCATCTATTTCATCAGTCGAACCCAGATACATCATCTGATAATCGCGTTCTACATCTTCTACTTTATATGGTGTAGGTGTAATTTTATACTTTCTCTTGATGTTTTGCTGTCGATGCCGCAACTCATGAAAAAGCACTTTGGTAACATTGACTGACAAATTCTTTGCACCCTTTGGAGTCATGGTCACTGACAGTTTATCAGATGGAAGGCTAAGATAGATGTAAATGCAGTCAGGAATACCCATAAAACGAGACTGGTATAAACCAGAAACAAGTATTGGATAATCTGCATAATATTTTTCATTGTATCGACTGGAAGCAAATACAACTTTATCCTTCTCGAAAAGTTTGTTGAGTTTACGAATCAGAGGTGCAATTCTTTTCTCGCCGACCCAATTATCAATTAAGTCAGCAATCTGCTTTTGGCGTTTATGCACATCCTTCATAATTCTCATACTTTTAGATTCTTAAACTTATCTGTGCTTCGACCACGATCAAAGGCTGGCTTTGAATTGTTTTCCTGCATCACTGAATCTTGTGCTTTCTGTTCAAGATCGTATAACTTCATCTTGGCTCTGTCAACTCCAATCGTAAATCGTTTATGGAGATTGGGATCGTTATAACGATTTTTAAGTTGCTTGACGAGTAACTGATTAAGTTGCTGCAACTCTTCAGTGCTAACAAGAGCAAACATAAAGTCAGCAGTCGCAGGTAGACCGAACGATTCAGAAGTATCTTCGAGTCCAGGATCCGAGTTACTGAACCCTGAACGAGTTGTTTGAGTTGCAGAAACAATCGGGACATTATTCTCCACCGCAAGACCGCGCAGTTCTTCAGCGATAGCCTTGATGTAAGTATAACTGTTTACATTCGCACCCGCCTTGATTCTTGACGATGCGCAAATATTTAGGTAGTCAATGAAGATAATATCTGGACGGAAGTTCTTCTTCAGTGCAAGGTCGTTAATCAATGCACGGAAGTGAGCAGGATTCGCAGAAGCGGTTGGATATTCCTTGATGATCAACTTACCCTTGACAGAACCCTGGAGTTTACCCATGCGCTTCTCATACATGTCTTTCGGCATGTTCATGAGGTCATCCATAGAAACATTGAGAAGATTGGCGTCGATTCTTTCAGCGATCTTCTCTTCAGCCATTTCTAGAGTAATGTATAGAACATTGTAGTTTTGAACCAAGCAACCAGCAGCCACATGACACATAAACAGAGACTTGCCGACGCCAGTACCTGCAAGAGCAATGTTAAGGGTCTTTTGCGGCAATCCACCTTTAGTGATCTTGTTGAAATACTCAAGATCGAAGGGGATTCTTTTTTCGACACGATGATAGAAATCATACCGATCAGCGTAACAATCCAAAAAATCATGACCAATGTGAGGATCGAAACTAACCCCCAAAGCATCAGATAGCAAAGTGGGAATACTTCCTTTGCCCCGTGCTTGATCTTTGCCATCCAGGATCTGAATACTGTCCATGATAGCATTATAGATTGCTTTTTCTTGGCAAAACTTTTCTGTAGTGTCAAGAAGCCACTCGAGTTTTTGTTCTGACTTGTCATTCGATATTTCCTTTAGGAGTTCGAGCGACTTACTTAACTCAATCTCAGTGAGTTTGGTTGATTCTTTTAGACTAATCTCCAGTGCTGCTTTCGGTGGTAGACTGTTGTACTTCAGAATGAAGTCTTTTATTTCTTCGAATACCTTTCTTTCGTGGCTTTCGGTCAGGTACTCTTTCTTCAGAAACGGCAGCGTCTTCCTCATGAAGGACTCGTTCTGCATCAGATTCGACAAGATCAATGTTTCCGTTTTCATCTTTTACCCTTGCGGCGTGTTCTACCGAATCAGTAATTATATTACGAAATATAGCAGAAGTAAAGTCCTTAAACTTATTAGATTCTACATTACAAAGATTGGGATTAGCGATAATTGAAATATTGTATGACATTGCATTATCACTGGACATATGGATATCAGTAATCTCAAATATGACACCAGGATATTTCTTGATTATCTTAATAGCAATAGCATCTTTGTTTGAAAGATCTAGAAAATGATCGTAGTCTCTACCAAACTTTAAGAACTTTCTTGCTTTCCAAAATTGGAATTTCGCAATTAAATCTTTAAACATCTTCTTCCTCAACAGTCACAGCAGAACCAAAGGAATAGTTTTCACGCACCCAATCCTTAAACGAATCATCCTCGAGGATCGTGTTCCAGAACTCAGAAGATTCCGTATCAGTAAATCGCCACTTCTTACTTTCCACTTCACCAGTTGTAGTGTTTACGCGAGCATACCAACCATTTGATGGTTTGATGACATGACCAGATTCAAGTGCCATATCCATGAGCCCAGAGAACTTGCTAACACCACCATCAAACTTAACTGCGACAGGAATCTTAGACTTCTCACGAACATAGCGGGACTTCTCAACATTAATGATGTATGAATACCCGACCAAGTCAGTGCCTTCCTTATCCTGCTGACGACCAAGGATGTAAATATTATCAGCCGAATAGTAAGAACCTGTACCGCCACCGACGATTGCCTTCGGGAACATACCAATTTCCATATAGGTATGATTGACCACAACCATCGGGATATCCTTCAGAGTAAGGTGTGGTGTAACCATACGGAACAAAGACTTAATTTGCTTTGCGCGAGTCATGTCACCAACGGACTTTTGCTCAAGAGCATCTTCAACTTCTTTCTTCGAAGCAAGATTACCAATCGAGTCAATTAGAATCATCACACGATCGCCACGCTCAATGTTAGTCAGCTGATTCATGATGTCAAACTTCAACTGCTCAACATCAGTGATTGGCGTGTGGATAACACGCTCTTTATCAATACCGAAGTTCTGGAAATATGATTGCGGAGTACCGAACTCAGAATCGTAGAAAAGAACGATAGCATCAGGGTACTTGTCCTGGTATGCTTTTGCCATAATCAAACTGAACGCAGTCTTGAAGTGCTTGCTCGGACCAGCCCACATTGTGAGACCAGGAGTAAAGCCACCATCAAGGGAACCAGAAAGCGCAATATTTATTGCAGGGATGCTAGTCTGAACCATATCCTTTTCTTCAAAGAAGATTGAACGCGAAAGGATAGCGGTGTCTTTAATTGTTGAATTTTTCTTGAGTTTATCTAACAGGCTCATGTGTGGTCTCCTTGTTAACCATATATGTATTATATACTATTTCAATTGAAAAAGCAATCTAGTGATTCAACCTTTTCAGATTTCCAATTAATCGAAGAAAGAATAATATCTAGCGGTTCAAGAAATGATTTCTCGAACTGAAGATCGTAATCAATATATTGCTCAGCATCCAACTGCTTGGGAATACCAGACAAGAACGCAAGAGTATTGTTATTGTAAATGTTTGGTTGTTTTAGATAGACAAACTTGATCTTTTCGCCTTCCTTGATTTCCTGATATCGTTTGGTAAGATTCATTTCTCGCAACAAATGATTGTACACCAACGCACCCTTGACATGAATCGGTGTGCCTTTCTTGAAGATATGCGCAGCATCAGCATACTCTTTCAATCCATTAACGGATCTTGGGAATGCAATATCTTCAACGGAAAGTGCCTTAAATTCTACCCGAAACTTTTCTATGAATTTATGAAGTTCGTTTTCACTCTCAGTCATGATTAGATTAATTGCTTCTTTAATCTTTGCGCGACAAGCAGATGGAGTAGACGAACGAATCGCTGAGATGCCCATCATCTTGAGTTTGGGTTTGGCATACGCCACACCTTCGCTATTGTAGACATTGAGAATATAGTTTTTCTTAGCGACCCAGATTGCCTTGTCAGCCAATGACTCACGCTTCATTTCCATGCGCTGTTGAAACGCATTGACATATTCTTTCAATTCTTCATACGACGCATCAATGAACGGCTGGATCTTATCATCGCAAACCTTATCCATAAACTTAATAACTTTCTTGGTATCAGAAGTATCTGGGTAAAGTTTCTTGACCAGCGGACCCATGTTCAAATAAATCGAGTCAGTATCAGAAGCGATGACATAATCTACATCATCAGTTTTGAGCAGATTATTCATGTATTGATTAATCTTCTTTTCAATCCAACGAATAGACAACTGACCTGCCGTTGTAATGCCTTCGGCGATACGAGTATCAAAGAAGCGGAAGTATTGATTACCAAGTGCACCGTAAGCAGAGTTTAGAGTAACCTTCTTTGCCAACTGCAGGTTATTGTATCGAGCAACTTGTTTCTCGAGATAAGTAACTTGATTCTTATCTTCAAGAACAGTTTCGATCTTCTTCTTGGCTTCGATTGCCAACTTCTTATAGCGTGTACGATCTTTGTACATGCTATCCATAATCTCAGGCAGAACACCCTGCTCTTGAGTACGGAACAGCTGACCATTCGGCGTTACGGTAACACCAAGATC